ATACTTTTACAACGTTTGCCGCGATTGGTAACCGCGAAGACTTGAGCGATGTTATTTATGATATCTCTCCTACTGAAACCCCGTTTATGTCTGGAATTGCTCGTGTTCCAGCTACCGCCACGTTACATGAATGGCAAACGGATGCCTTAGACGCAGCGAGCGCCACTAATGCGGTGATTGAGGGTGACGACGCTACGACCGACGCCGTAACACCCACTGTGCGAATAGGTAATCGCCTTCAAATCAGTGATAAAGTGCCTCGTGTTACCGGTACCCAGCGGGTTGTTGATTCGGCCGGCCGTGGTGATGAGTTTGATTTCCAAACACTCAAGTCCGGTAAGGCGTTGAAGCGTGACATGGAAAGCTCCTTGCTGGCTAACAATGCAGCGGTAGTCGGTGATGAAACAACAGCCCGTGAATTAGGCGGAATAGAGGCGTGGATTGCGACCAACGATGATTTTGGTGTAGGTGGCTCCTCGCCCGCAGGAACGGGACTTGATGCACGCGGAGATGGCACTCAACGCGCCTTTGCTGAAGCTGATCTTAAGACGGTCTTAGCGGCTTGTTTTGAATCGGGTGGTGATCCCAATATGGTCATGGTCGGCTCGTTTAATAAGCAGGCTATGTCAGCTTTTAGTGGTAACGCGACCCGTCAAACAGACTCCAAAGACCAAAAATTAGTCACAGCAATTAAAATTTATGTGAGTGATTTTGGTGATTTGCAAGTCATGACTAACCGCTTTCAACGTTCTCGATCTGCGTTGGTATTGGATATGGATATGTGGGCAATGGCAACCTTGCGTGAATTTACCCAAGAACCACTGGCCAAAACAGGCGATTCTGATCGTGTTCAACTCTTGTCCGAATATACCTTAGAGGCTCGAAATGAGGCTGCTTCAGGCGGAGTCTTTGACCTCACAACGGCATGATAATGTACTGACCCTCTTTCTTAGGGGGTCAATCTTAAGGGTTATGATTATGGCTAGAAAGATAGAAGTCTTAGTGCTGCGCGGTATTCGTACAGAAAGCGCTGGCATTATCCGCAAGGGCAAGACGGCAAGACTCTCTGGTAAGGAGATGGAACATTATGTCCGTATCGGCGCTGTCCAACGCCCTGAATTTACTGCAAGCGAAATCGACGAGCCTGAAGAACAGGCCCCCACACTTGAAGGAGGCGACACCTAATGTCCGCACCTGATTTATTGAACACTGCATTAAACTTTTATATCGCTGATGTATCGACGGCGGGGCAGATTTTTGTGCCGATCCCCATCGGCTTTGATGGTGAAGTGGTCGAGGTCCGCACTGCCTTAAATGGCGCTATTATCACCGCTGATGTTGATTTGACCTTAAAGGTTAACGACGTTGCTATGACCAATGGCGTGGTAACGATTCCCTTTACAGGCTCAGCGGCTGGCGATGTTAACTCAGCGTTTCCGACCGGGGTTAATGCGGTTAGGGTTGGAGAGGCGATTGAGATCGAAACAGACGGGGCCTCGGGCAACACAGTTGAAGTCTTTGGGACCTTAGTTATTCGAAGATGAAGCGCATTCTAGATCATGATGCTCATACCGGATTAACCCAGGTCTATCACGGCAATAATGACGGCACCTTTACCATTCAAACACGGCAGGATGTAGATCCTTTCTTGGATGAAAACGCACAAGCGCGGTCATTGGCGAGCGGGGGCTGGAAAGGTGAGATGCATGAGGTGGCCAGTATTCCGCCGATTGTATGGCATATGTGGTGGAAAGAGCTAGGCGATGATCCTGGGGCACGACGTAATAGAACCTGGCTGGCTGCAAAACTCAATAGTAAGGAGTTCCTGAAGTTACGCACTAAAGAAGGCAAGATGTGAGCTTAGATCTACAACAAATATGAGAACGGCGAATGCTGGACACCTATGACAATTTAAAGCTAGAAGTGATTGAATGGTCCCACCGTAGCGATATCGATCAAAAGATTGATACCTTTATTGTCTTGGCTGAAACAGAGATGTTTGCCAATGTTGAGTCGATTCTAAAGATTCGCAGTCAAGAAACCTTGGACACAACCGCCACCACCACCAGCCGCTTTATCCCGTTACCCACCGGTTATCAGTCGATGCGCAGTATGCGTCTACGGATTAACAATAATACCTCTGATCTACGCTACCGAGCCCCTGAGCAAATGATTAGGGTAGATACCTCTGGATTACCTCGGTTCTTTACCGTAACGGACCAGATTGAATTCGATAGAACGCCGGATGCCTTGTACACCATTGAGTTCCAGTATTTCGCAATTCCAGAGGGCCTATCCTCAACCAATCAGACCAATGTTATATTAGATAATCACCCTAACATTTATTTATTCGGCACCTTATGGGCGTTGTGGGAATTTGCATTTGATGAAGTGGTGGCCCAGAAAAATTATCTACGGTTTATTGCGGCGATAAAAGGGGCGAACAAGAAAGACCGACAAGGGCGTTACGGACCAGCGCCTGTGATGCGGATAGAGGGGTCCAGTCCTTGACCTTCCAAACCTCGCCAATCAACATTGCCGGGCCTTCGGTTGAGCACCGCGATAACAGCTTATCGTCGCAGTATACACAGAACTTTTTCCAAGAATTTCTTCGAGGCGGCAAAACACAATTTACCCTCCAATCCTTTCCTGGCCAAAGCTTAGAGGGCGCTGTAAGTGGCGCTGATCGGGGCGAATGGGAAATGCAGGGTATTGGCTATCGGGTGGCGGGCACTACGTTATTTGAAGTAGCCTTTAATGGCGCTCATATTCCCCGGGGCACCATACCCGGAATTGCACGCTGCACCTTTGCTGATGACGGCAGAAACTTAATTATTTGTACTGCAGGCACGGTGTTTCAGTACACACAGGAGACCCGAATCTTGGTTGCGGTGACTGACAGTAATATTGTCGGCTCGACGGCGGTAACTTTTTTAAATAACAAATTTTTCTACACCAATGTCAATATCGCTGGAGGCGTTGATTTTGTGGTCTCTAATGTCGGCGACGGCACCACAGCCAGTGGATTCAATGCGGGCAAGGTAGAGGATGATCCCGGCAAATTGGTCCATGCCTACGCCTTTGAAGACCTTATTTACATGTTCACCGAAAAAACAACCCCGTTGTATTGGAATAATGGCTCTGTTAGACCTCCGCTCGTGCCTGTAACCGGACGTATCATTGAAAAGGTAGGTCTAGCCGCTTTACACTCTGTAGCTAATACGGATCGGTTTATCTACTGGCTCGGTGATGATAATGCGGTGTATCAGGCGATTGCCGGCAATGCGAAGCAAATATCCACTATATCCATGGCTAATGCCATAGAGAATTATACAACGCGCTCTGATGCGGTCGGTTATACGTTCAAGATACAGGGGCAGAATTTTTATGTCTTATCCTTTCCAGACGCCAATCAGACCTGGTGTTTAAATGAATCCTTGGGCGAGGACGGTTGGTTTAATCTCTCCTCAGACACCACTAGAGGCCGCTACAATGCCACCTCCCATATGTTTGTTTATAACAAGCATTTACTGGCCGATGAAACCAACGGCAATCTCTACAAGCTTGATATTGATGCCTTTACCAACGATACCCTTACTATTCAGCGGATTAGAACCTTAGCGTCCATTCACGGAGGGATGATTAAAAAACCAGGAAAACGGCTGCAGATGTCGTCGTTTGAGCTGATCATGAAAAGAGGGGTGGGCTTAATCACCGGCCAAGGGGAAGACCCTAATGTCATTATTGAGTACTCCGTTGACGGCGCCGAGTCGTTTATTTTTGGTGATTTTGTGCAAGTGGGTCGCCAGGGAAAAACCAACATCAAGGTCAAGTGGGATAATTTGATGTCGTTTGATGACCTCATTATTCGGATAACCACCTCAGATCCTGTGTATTATTCCCTTCAAACAGCGTCTATTGACTTACGTTTGGCGGGGTTCTAATGGCTATTAGTGTCAATCCACCCCCCCAAGTCCCGATTCCAAGAAAGTTATTGGATGATGAGGAACTGCGTGATTTTTTTATTTTTAAGCAAGAATTTGAATTTAAGTTGTGGTTAAAAGCAGGCGGAGAAGTTGATCTTATAGAAGGGGGCAACAACAACAGCTTAACGACCGCGGCGAGAGTCACGACCTTAGAACAACGGCTAGGCAGTGGCAACCCATTAACTTCCGATGAAATCGGTTTTACCGTTGATTCCATCGAATTCACCGTCGACATGGTAGAGGCCTAACTATGGTAGCAAAGGTTATTAATGTAGGCGCGGAGGGCGGTGATCGCAGCGGCGATCTTTGGCGCGATTCATTTATTAAAGTCAACGATAATTTTGCCGAATTGGAAGGCGTGTTCATTATTTTAAGCAATAAGGCCGATGTGCTGGCCAACGGTACGGATGTTGGCGGTGTGATTACCATGAATGTAGGGTCCTATGATATTTCCGATATTATCGATTTAGGCACTGATCGATTGGTGTTAACCGGCGGTACCTTGTTTATCGGTACAGTCTCCAGTAAATCCGTTATCACCACGAATTCAGCTTCGCCTACCATTACGTTTAACCAAGGCGGTTTTGTTAGCAGTGGGCTAAGAGGACGATTGAGTTTTAAAATCAATAATACTGGCACAGGCGCAGCAGTGCGGGCCGAAAATTTCGGTACCATCACGTCTTTCTCTAAACTCGTCACCTTGATAGCAGGCACCGCATTAGAACTTGATAATGTGACTGGCACGGATATCGATGATTGGCGCATGTCCACGTCAAGCGTAGGGAATGGCATTGTGATGACAGGTACCGGCAACTCAGGCATTATTTCCAGAGACTTAAGTATTGTGGGTATATCCGGGAAAGGGGTTGATATTCAAGGCGATGTAACCTTTGGCGCAACGGAACTAAGGGATTTGAATTGTGTCTCCACGGGTGTGGGTGTTGACGTATCCGGCTCGATACTGAGTTTAAATATCGACGGACTGGTAGAGTCGACGGCCGCCCAAGCGATCAAGATTAGTGGCACTGTAGTCGATTCTTTGATGACTGGGCTAACAGTCACCTCACAGACAGACGAAGCCTTGGACATACGCGGTGGCTCATTTATTTCTCTGCTTATCACGGGCGTACTGTTTAATTCAAATGGGGCGGGCAAAAGTGGCATTATTGGCGATGCCTCAGTGAGTGGTGCTAGTCCTAATATTGTGGAAGATTTCATTGCTAACTCATCACGGGTCATTGCAGGGCCGGGCGGCACAGCATTAACCGGGATTTCTAAAAAAGATCTGAATGTGACGTTCAAAGGTGTGAACGGGGTGACCGACTCCATTACCCTAGGTTGTTTTACCTTAGATGCCTCAGCGACTACAACGATTGCCTTTCAGGGCCTTAATGGGGCGATTACTGCCTATGCGGACGCCGGAGGGGGCAGTACTACAGTGACCAGTGCAGGCCATGGGTTGGGAGACGGTGAGCCTGTCGCCATTATTGGGACAGTGGCTTATAATGGCTCATTTACCACCGCCGCAACGACAGCGAGTACTTTTGATATTGTCCGCGCCTTTGTCAGTGATGAGGCGACCGGTAACTTTGAATCCGGCTGGGTAAAAATAGCGGGGAGCACTACCGATTGCTCGACCATAGAACGCTTTATTGCCAGTGGCGACAACGAACAGGAGTATTTATCATCAGCGACAGTCGCCTTTACCTATAACGCGATTATAGCGGGTCAGAAGTCGGGGGCGACGGTACAAAAATATGAGTTTGGTCTATTTTTTGATAACGGGGTATTAGGCTTTGTCAAGATGAATGGGAGTGTGCCGGAAGATCTGACCAATCGATCCTCCACAGTGCCGCTGCGGATACCACTAGAAGGGGGAACAGGGGGCAAATTTACCAGTTTTGTGCGCAATGTGGATGCTTCAACTGACTTTATTTGTGATTTATTAACCGTTGATGTGGCGCTCAGCTAATGGTTGACTTTGTATTAATTGAAAATGCACAAATTGGGACTGTGGATACAATAACGCCTTTGTATACATCACCCCCCGATGGCCAGGGTACTGTTATTACCGCCTGGTCGGCCACTAATAATTCGACGATCAGTTCCAGCGTCAGTTATAGGGCCTATATTGTTAGTGCCGGGGGCACGATTATAGGGCCAATCATACCGTTAACCATTGTGGTGAGGGACCGTTTTCATGCAGGGCCGTCGGCCACCAATCAGGTAGTACCGCCTGGTGGTAGTATTCAGGCGGAGAACAGCCAAATTAATGGACTATTATTTTATGCGACAGGCCGAGAACAATGATAGTGACCACTGATGAAGCATTAATCCGTTCCTACTTAGACGATGATACAGTGAGGGAGGGTTTTGGGCCGGTCGATGACGTATTGATGCCCGATGCGCTATACTTTTATGAACCTGACGTGGGTTTATTCCCAGCCCGTTATGAAGGAAACGTCATTAATGTACACGCGGCCATTCCTAAAAAGAATCGGGGGATTAAAATGATCAGAGCAGCAAAGCACTTGGGCCAATGGTTGCTAGCGCGTGATTGGAGGGTGTTCACGACCGTGGAACACGAAAAGCGACATATTATTCATTGTATCAAGCTAATCGGTTTTATGAAGATCGGCGAGCTTGACCGTTATGCTGTCTATAGGTACCGCTAATGGGTGGATTTATTGATACGGCAGTGAAAATTGGAACTTTAGGGTTAGTCGAAACTGATTTTGCTGGCGAACAGGCGCAGGAAGCGGCGTTAGAGGGTGCTGCGATTCAGGCCCAAGCAGGCCGGGAAGCCCTTGTCTCAACCGAGGAGGCTAGAGAACGCGCACAAACCTTTTTTGAACCGTTTGCTGGCGCGGCTGAAAGAGGGGTTGAAGCCTCTCAGTTTCTGGCGGACCCACAAGCTCAGTTTGACTTTTTACAGGATAACCCGTTGTTTCAGTTAGCCTTAGAGAATGCCAATCAGCGAACCTTACAAGGCGCTTCAGCCAATCGGCGCTTAAGCTTTGGTGATACTTTGCAAGAACTGTCCAACAATGTCTTATTGTCCGCTGCCCCCCTGATTGACAGACAGCGACAAGATGTGTCGACGTTATTGCAATTTGGGGGTGATGTGGCGACCTCTCAAGCGAACATTGAAACCGGGCAACAAGCAAATATCAGTGATCTTATTACCGATATAGGCGCGGTCACCGCCGCCGGTGAAGTCAGTGCAGGCAATATTGCTTCACGAGCTGATCAAAATCTACTGACAGCAGGATTAACCCTCGGCGGATTAGCTCTTATATAGGTGAATTATGGCAATAGATACCCGTTTACCCTTAGCAGTCAGAGGTATAGATACCGGTGCGGCGTTTAAAAATGCTTTGCAGAATGTGCAGGGCATTCGTTCACTGCAACAAATCCCTTTGCGCAATGAATTATTACAAGCGCAAACTCAGACAGCCCAAGGTCAGGCCCTGCAACAGCAGCAATTAAACCGTATTCGCTCGGTGTCATTAGCGGCAGATGAACTCTTGCCCGATCTGAAAGCGAATGATATTGATGCCGTTAGAAGTAAGCTATTGCAGCGTAAATCAAGACTCGTACAGGATAATGCCGCTAATAATACGGCCATACCCACCAATGATACCGATGAAGCCTTAGCGACTTTAGAACAGCCGGGTGGCATCCAACTGTTAACCCAACAAGCAGAGCAGGCGATTCAGATTGGCCAACGCTTTGGGGTGTTGAAAGCGCCATCGGCAGCCTCTCGTGATAAGTTTATAGGTACGCCTGTTCGTATTGAACGTGATGGTCAAACATTCCTATCAGGCATTGTACAGCGTCCAGATGGGTCGTTTACACGTCAAGACGTGCCGCTTGAAGGTGAGCTAGTATCGACGCTGGGAGAGACCGCAGCAGGCCAGGTTCAAACGGCAATTCAACAGGCTGGCGGCGTGGAAGCGGCTAAGTTAGAGCAGCAACTTGTAACGCAGCCACAAATAACAACCGCCGTTGAGACGGCTAAAGTGGCAATACAGTTACCAGCAGAAGAGAGAAAACAACTCATAGCCGCAAATACAAAGCGCCTTGTGGAGTTGTCAAAAGGAACCAAGACAAGATCGGCGGCCGCTAAAAAAGCAGGTAGATTCTTACGAGCTTTGCAAAAGGGTGAGGCTCAGTCAGGCGCAACAAGATCAGCCGCTGGCTTTATTCCTGGTGTATTCTCTTCGCAGGCTCAATTTGATGAAGAGTTTAATTCGTTTGCTGAAGTGGCAGCGCGTGAAAAGCTAAAGGCTGTTGGTGAGATTAGGCCAACGGATGCAGATGTTGAAGGCATGAAGCGGGCGCTATTTGGCGTGGGCCGCGACGAAACAACCAATATTAACTTACTTCAAGAATTCATATCAGAGCAGCAAGCGATAGATGATGATCTGGATGACTTGAGAGAAGCTAAGCGTGGCGGTAGGCTTGATACGTTTACGGGTGGGCCCGTCATACCCATCAAGCTGGAAGGATTATCTAACGACAAACTACTGGATTTTTAATGGCTACTCCACAGGAAAACCTAGCAAGATTCCAAGAAATAGCCAATAGAGGGTTACAGGATCAGCTTGACCCTGATAAGCGTGCTCGGTTTGACGAAGCCATTCGCAGAAACTTAATATCTGCCCCTGTAAGTCAGCCTGTTCAACAACCCCGCCCTGAAACGGGTTTTGCTGATATCTTTACTGGAGCAGAACGTATTGCTGCTACCCCTGAATTAGGCACCTTGCAAGAGTTTGGCGTTACAGAAGAAGGGGATACATTCAAAATAGCCCTGGGTTTATTGTCCACCTTTGATGCAAAAGCCCAACAAGATATTATTCAAGAAGCGATCCCAGAGGCGGTGTTTGAAACCACCCCCGATGGCTCCACTATTATTGAAGTGCCCACTGAAGAGGGGGGTACCCGACGCTCTGTGTTAAATCGACCCGGTTTTTCACCCCAGGATCTCACCACCAGCATTGCGCAAGTGTTGTCCTTTATTCCCGCTGCCAGGTTGGCGGGGTTAGGTAAAACGTTGCTTCAAAAGGTAGGGATAGGCGCAGTAGGTGCAGGGGCCACAGAGCAAGCCTTGCAAGAAGTGGGGGTCGCTTTGGGCAGAGAAGAAAGAGACCCTTTAACCACGGCGATAGCGGCAGGTACCGGTGGCGCGGCAGAAGCGGTGGTACCTGCTATTCAAGCCTTTAGAGCAGGCAGGCAGGCGTCCAGGGAGGCCGCTAGAGTGAGTGCAGGCCGGGAGGAACTAGCCCTCGTCTCTGAGAGTGTCGAGCAGGCACAGGCCGCGACAGAGGCCACAGGGATACCCTTATTCCAAGCACAGCAAACCGGGGTGCCTGCTCAATTAGAAAAACAAGCCTTTGTTGCTCAACTACCAGCGGGCACACGGTCGGCAGTGGAAGGATTGAGGACTCAAAACAAAGCAGCCAGTGACGCCGTTGAAGATTTCTTAGGTCAAATAGCCCCCGATGAAGCGGTGTTAATGGGTTCAGAACGCTTTAGAACGGCCTCTCAGACAGCGGTAGCGGCCACCAAACGAGCCAGACAAGAAGCGGCTTCGCCTATCTACAAACAAGCCTTTAGACGACAGCGCCAGGGCAAGACAGGCCCCATCGATGTTGATAATTTAGCCACTAAAATCAGTAGTATGGCGGCGCAATTCGAGCAGAAAGGTCAAATAGCTAAAAACCTTAATTCCGCCCTCGACAAGATAGAAAATGCTGGGGGTGATTTACAGAAATTACACTTAGCCAAGATAGAAATTGATCAAACCATTAACGGTTTTGGTGCCGATGCGGTGGGCAATACCACTAAGCGATTCTTGACCGATGTTAAAAATGACTTAACCGATCAATTAGTGACACAAAGCCCCTCTTATCGCGCGGCAAGGGATGAATTTATACGCCTTAGTCCCGAAGTGACAGACATACAACAGTCAATTCTTGGTAAAGTGGCTGCATTGGATGATACTCAATTAAAGCAAACAAGTACTAGAATATTTGATGCCGCTGAAACTGATTCCAGGGTCGTTGCTAATGCAAAAAAAGTGATTGATGACATTGACCCTGGTGCTTGGAATCAGTTAGTGCGGGTTGAGTTAGAGAAACGTTTAGGGTCCATTAAATCCACTGCTGATGCGGGCACAGTTGAAAATATACCGGGCCAATTATTTAGAGCGATTTTCCCTAATGAAAAAAAGACAAAGGTACTGATGAATGCATTAGATTCTGAGGGGAAAAAGAACCTTAAGTTTTTACAAAAGGCTTTGGGGTTGGCCAGATTAGGTCGCCCTGGCGGTTCCCCGACGGCGGTCAGAGAAGAAATTAAGCGTGAATTACGGGGTGGCATATTCCAGTCGCTGAGAAACTTTTTTAGAGCCCCTCTTAATACGTTGGTATCAACGGGTGAGGATGCTGCTTTCAACAAACGAACGGCATCATTAGCCAAAGCGTTATTTGATCCGACCTGGAAGGCTGAAATGAAGGCGTTGAGAAAATTTAGTCCTAAAAGTCCTGAAGCAGGAAGAGCGATGACTCAATTATTGAATGATATAAACGACAGTGAGGAGGAGTAAATTTTGGCCCTTGCACCCACACAACAACTATCCACCCCCTTTGAAGACTTCCCCGGATTCTTCCTTAAATTCTATGAACAAGGGACGGAAAACCCACTCAGTATGGCGACGGACAGTACCGGAGGCACTTTACTGGCTAAAGCCGAGATATCCAGTGGCGGCGTTGTGCCTATTGGTTTTATCAAAACGGCCGGGGATGCGATATTTATCCCTTACTTGAGCGAAGCCTATGACGGGTTTTTAATTCCAACCGCCGCCGAAGCCGATGCCAATGACCTTTCAAACGCCATACAAGTGGCGGATAACATTTTTTTCCTACAGGAGATAGAGGCCGCTATAACGCTGTCTGTACAAGGCTTAGTCATCTCGTTTGATACCGTGGCGGACATGGTGGCCAGCACTACCTTATCCATCGGTGATATCGTTGAAACGGCCGGGTATCGGGTGAAGGGCGACCCAGGCAGCAATCGCTACGAGATCGTAGCCGCAGGAACGGATCCTACACCCGATAATGGATCATTCATTGATTTAGACACCCTTCAAGCTAAGGCGCTTTTCCCAGGCGGCTTAGTCCTTATCAATCACTTCGGGGCCGATGAGCTGGGTGTGATTGATAGCACAGTATTCATCCAAACGGCATGGGATTTCACCCCCAATGCAGGCACGATACGTGCAGCGGCCGGTATTTATGTATTATCAGACACCATTGATCGGGTACAAGCGGTCACCGATGAGCATAATGCTATCTACTTAGATTTTGATTTTGGCACTATATTCAGACAAACCTCGACGGTAGAAGATACCTTAAATTTTGATACGAAACTGGCTGTACCTGGCCCCGATGCGAGTAACTTTTGGGGTATTAGAAATCTCATTATTTCACAAGATGCTGGGGCGACAGCCGGGAAAGGGATCAGAATATCCGGCTTTATGTACGGGCTGATCCAAAATGTCCATGTGATCGGGGCAGGTGAACGTGGGTTTTCCATCGAGCAGACCATTGTTAACACCTTTATTAACTGTACCGCCGGCAAAGGAAATTTGGAACACGAGGGATTACCCGCCTCGCAGCCGCCGCAGTATGGGGTCGTGATCGAAAACTTCGCGGGTGCCGCGTCAAATATTAATACCTTTATCAACTTTGAAGCATCCCGCTGCTCGGTTGTAGGCATCTGGTTAAAAGATAACGGACGGGGTAACTCGTTTATCGATTGCCTGGCCGAAGAATGCAAACAAGGCTTGTTAATCGATAGCCAAGAACAAGATTACACGATCCAAAATATGTGGCTGGAGAGCAATGGGAAAAAACGACATTACCGCCGCCACCCAAGCCAATCCGGTACAAATAACCACGCTTGTCGATCACGGGTATTCTAATGGCGATCAGGTTGATATTGTAAACCCCACAGGCATGCTTCAGATTGAACAACGGCGCTACATCGTCGCTAACGCCGTAGGTAATACGTTTGATTTAACCGATATCGATGGCGTTAATGTCGATGGGACTAATTTTGACCCTTATATCTCAGGCGCGACGTGTAACAACAATTACAAAATTCTCAATGCCAATGGTCACGCTACATTCAATGGGGATATCCGGTGGATCACTCGACCTCGTGGGGAATTAAGAAACAATGGTGCACAAACAATCCCCGATGGCATCGGCGTTGATACGCTGTTAATTCATGATGTGGTGCCTGATAATGTCACCAGCGTGAGCTTAAGCAGTGTTGAGGTACCCAGCCGCGCCATTGCAACAATACCGGGCAAATACGAAGTGTCTGCTAGCGCTACATTCGATGCGGACGCCGTAGGTATCCGACGATTATTTTTTAAGAAAACGATTAATGGCACCACCACGACCATCCCTATTGGCGGAGGGAATAGCACCAATGCACTGACCACGGGTCCCACTGAATTGAGCGCGACGGTCAGTTTGTTGATGGAAGCGGGGGATTTTGTTGAAGCCTTTGTGCATCAAACATCAGGTGGCCCGTTAAACGTTCAAGCACTTAGGACACTAACTATTGATTTTATCGACTATCGGCTGAATTAGGTGAATGTATGAAAAAGAAATTTACAATAGGCGCCATTATTTTATCGATAGCAGGCGGTGTGAGCGCTTTTACTTGGGTTCCAGGCACCTTCATTGATGCACGTGATTTTATGATTGCTCCCTCGATTGAGGCCACCAAAAAACTAGAAAGCAAGCTTATTAACATCATGGCGAGTATGAAAAAGTACGATATTAGTACCGATGAATGGGCCGAAGTGGTGTTCGATGTGAAATCCTTGATTAAAGCGGCTGAAAAAGAGCTGTTAAAGGCCCCTAGCGAGGCCGTAGAGGGCATTAAGCGGCGTATCAAGACCTATGAGCAGATCCAGCAAAAGAACCTGAGAAAGCTTAAAAAGGTGAATGACGGCGATGAGAAACTGTTAACCGCTCTCAATCAGTATTAGATTGACACAAAATACTTTGAATAGCCCTCTCATACACCAGCGGTATCTCTTCTTTTTGATTAAAAATTCTTCTGACAGTGGAAACATTAACGGCTAAATCACGGGCTAAAGGGGACTTAAAATCGTCCCCATAGTGACTCTTTAATTGATCAATGATCTGCTGTTTCGATTTGTTGAATAAACTCAATACATGCCTCTGAAAATCCATCAATATGCGTCCAAGCACCATAGCCCACACCATTCCTATTGGAGGCAACATTGATCATATAAGCTCTGCCGTTTGGATCAGGCACAGGGTCCTGTGATTGTTCGTCTGTTAATACAATTAAGCGATCGTAATCACATTCCTTATCGATAGTCATCACGGCTTTGCCCAGCAACGTACCCCCGTTGGCTTGAGAATGCCAAATAGCATCACCCAACGCCATGCCTTTTCTAGCGGGCACTTCCACCACCTGATTAGAAAAAGTCATTACTCGCAGCTGTTCACAAATACCAGATAATAGAATGGCTAAGCCATTGGCCGCGTCAATTCGCCTTAAATCAGATTTGCTTGACAGTGCCCACGACATCGAGACAGAAACATCGACCAACAAAACGGTGTGGCCATTCAGCTTATTCATCGATTCAAGCATCTTTAACATAGCTTCGTCTAATTGACGCTCAAAAGAAGGCGCGGCCTTGGCAGCGGCGATAAATCGATAGGGCAACACAGAAGCTGAGGGTTTAAGAATGGCTTTTTCAACTAAGTGTCGATCTACCTGAGCATCAACCATATTCCTTAAGTTTCTAAGCAAGGCCATATACCCTAATTTCTCGGTTTTTAACAAATCAGTGAATACGTCGTGCTTATCCTCACCAGCGGCCATACGTGATTCCCAGGTATTAGGGGGTGACAAGGCTTTATTGGCAAGCTTATCAAAGACGGCTTGTTGTTCTTTATCCTTGGCTTTGGGATGGACTAAGAACATGACATCACGTAATTTAACCGCATATGGCCTATCCCACTTAGCAAATTGGTATTCAGAGAACTTAGTAAAGGCCTTGGCCAATCCTTTTTTCATTTGAGCAGATAAGGGTTTTTTACCGTCTTTCCAATACATCACTACCAGCTCTGACAGCTCGTCAGGACGATTTACCACTTGATAGATGGTATCAGCTACTAAAGGTCCACCGCGTTTAATCAGCGACAAGGTAAGCCATAGAGGGGCATGTCTTAATTTAAAGGCTAACCGTGCTTCTATCGCTAACTGAGCAACAACTTCCACTGTGCATTGATCAGCCAGGGTATGAAGGCGTGTAGCGATTGATTCTCCGTCTTCATAGAATTCTCTTTCCCACAGGAAACAGGACAATAACGAGCGTTTTAAGGCCGATTCTGGATTGATCTGTTTGGCTTTAGCGCCTTCGTGTGTATAGGTATGTGTTGATTGATTTAATCGCATATCCTCTCTCCTTATGTTGGTCAGTATGGAAGGATTTGAACCCTCGGCCCCTCGCTCCCAAGGCGAGTGCTCTGGCCAGGCTGAGCTACACACTGAAAATTAATCCAACTATAAGGCGGTCAGGGAACAAGCGCATTAGGTGGGACTTTTAGAAGAAGTAACCTTATGCAACACCACATAACCATTACAGTTGGGAACAAGCACGTACAGCGTAGTTTCTCCAGAAGAAGTAGCTGCACGCTTCACCACAACACCCATAGATTAGCGCAAATTGCGCTATCAGTCAAGACTTATTTTTATTATTCATTGTTTTATTAATACCATGAAATCCTGCCAGCCCCATAACACTAGGATACCTAGCATAATTACAATACCAATGATTCCCATCATCACCCTCCTTAACCAATAATAAAGTTTCCAGATAAAAGGCCGGTAATCAGCCTCGCTGATATAGCCTTTCCGCTTATTGCACGGCAAGCATAAAATTTGAACCCATGATTTTTTCAGTTGTAAATGCGGGTACAATTTCCTGCTCTTAATATGATCAACCGATATATCCTTATAACTCCCACATTTCATACAGCGTGCTCCGTAACGTTTTATGGCCCACAATCGTAACTCCCGCCACTCACTGCTGTGGTAGAAATCCGGCTTCTTTTTAAAGGGCCACATTAGTTGTCATATGCATGTCTCACGACATAAGCTTCAGGCCAAGCAAAAAGGCCGAAAATCCCAATAAAGCAGCCTAGCAGTAGACTGTCTTTAATGTCCCACTCCATAGACCAGGCAAAGGCCACAAAACCGAGTAACCACCACACAAAAAATAGTAAATATCCCATCATTTATCTCCATTTAGTTGTCATTACAATCATTCGTTAACCATTTTAAGTATTTCAGCCTTTAACTCTTCAAGACAGCCTACGGTTTGATAAGGGTCAAAAGCGCCAGACCAAAACCACTTAATATCGCTATCACCTAAAAGCATTGCTCCCGCTATACCGACGATCTCACCGCTCCTCGCTTTTTCTAACAGCTCTTCTAAGCGTTTTACAACCATCTCATTGCATTCAGTCTTTGCCGTCTTTATTTCTTTAAGCATTTAGCACTCCATTTAGTTGTCATTACAATCATTTTCCATCATTGCTACTAACCGCACAGCCCGATCACCGACTTGTTTAAACCAAAGACTGTCTTCCATCTGATTAGCGGCTTCATCGTAATCAGATATTTCTAATGCAGCGATCATCTTTTTAAAACCACAGAACCTTGCATAGCCGAGATTCATCAGCATGTTCAAAATAACCCTCTGACGCACATCGCTGAGCGGGAAGAACCAATTAAAGTTAGTGGCCTCGATTAGTGCATTGCTAATTGAAACGGATAATAATGCGTCTGCAATGCGTTCAGGCATCTCTGAGGCTTCCAAGTTCCACCCATAGCCTACCGTTAATTTACCGGCTGAACAGGTATAGACCTTGGCTCTAAAACCTTCATCACGCTTTAATTCAGCTGTTAGTAGTTTTAAATCCATCATCTTTTGGCTTCTCCTTCTTAACTCGATTAATCGCATTGTCGCGTAAAATAACTACATCCGGCGGGGCATCAAACGCGATTTTCACTTGGCCAGGGTTTATTCTAAGCACTTTGATGGTGATATCGTCTCCAATCTTGATTTCCCCACCCAGCCGTATTGTTAACACTAAGCTACCCATGGTTATTTCTCCTTCTGTTCGGCCCGTCTAAACAGCACCAGACCGCCACCTAACACACAGACCGCTATCCCTATGTACTGCTGCTGAATATCCGCGTGTGACAACAGGGGGAAGCCCAGGGCGATCAATGCCGCACCCCAACCCGTTGATGGTCTGGCAATTAAATTCTCTTTCATAGCAGACGGTTTACTAACAACTTCAACCGCGCCCTTGAGTAAACTCAGTATTAATAATGGAGTCATATTCTCACCTGTAAGTGTTCATTAAATCATTTTTCGCATCAATCGTGTTATCAAGCTCACATAGCATTTTTAAAAACATGAGCTTGATTTCATCATCATTTTTCACCTGCTCTCTTAGTCCAGTTAAAGCTTCTCTGCCTCGAAGTAAAATCCACATTGTTTTCCCTTCTCGAATTATCATGTGTTTCTTATTTCTTTCAGCTTCAGCGTCGCGCACGTCATCTAAATACGTTATATTTTCCACAATGTCTCTCCCCAATGTGATTAATTGAATTCGAAAATGTTCACCTTTTTTAACTGTGGAAAAATCACTCGCGCACATAAAATGAGCCAGTGCAGGTATTTAGCTTGCACGTTGGACGGTGCCAAAATAACTACAGTGGACCCCGACCTGCGGCAATACATGTCACCGATTTTATACAGTGGTGTCATGATGGTTTTTATTTCTTTCTGAATACGTTTGTTGTGTTTTAACCAACTTAATTTATACGTTTGTATCTTACACATCTTCTCTCTCCTCAGTTTTCATCTAATGCCTTTATTTAAAACTTTAACCGCTTGTTTGGATACACTACCTCATACACATGGTCTAGATTCTCAGGCATCCATAACTTCATTAACCATTTACGTCTGTCTCGATAATCAGGTGTTTCAAACCCTTTAGCTTCTAACAAAGTAAATGAACCATCGTGTTCATGGATTCTGAAATCAACCTTGTGTGTCTTCTTTATCGCCCTTTCGCCATGCTTGTTATAGGCCCACATCTCACATTTAAATTGATTCTCCCAGCTCTTTATTTCACCGGCCTTAAGCCGTATATCCAGTTCCATAGCAACACCGGCTTCGAACTTAGAATCGTACTTAAAGCCGTTATAATCCGTCCTCTTGGCCCCGTACTTGTTCTTACTGTAATGGGTCGTATAAACTGTCATTAACTAATCCTTCTGTACAGCAAAGCGTTATAGGGCATCTACACCGTTAACCAATCCGTCACTAGACAATACGGCGCTGCAAGCGTATCCACCACGGGCAACACGAAGCCAACCCTCATAGCTTGCCGTTTGGCCGCCAAAAGAATTGGCACCCGATTTATATAACCACATAGCTAGATCTTCTGGTGTTTCAAAGGCCGGGCTAATGGGCGTCCCTTCAGTTGTGTCTTCGTACATCATGTAGTGCGTTTTTTCTTCATCTAGCCAGCAGGGCATATATTTTGCAGAATCCGGTCCGCCCCCATGGTAATCAAGCGCTTCACCCAGTCCCATTTTTTCAACATCATCCTGGAATTCTTTTAGCGCCATATTGTAATTATCAAAAAGTGGTGTATACGTTCCACTGCTTTTTGGATGCTCCCAGTCTTTAGGTACTTTTCTTACTTCTCTTCCCATTTTCTTTTCTCCAATTAAATTAACTAGTTCCTTTGTGCTATTTCGTTTTCCACTGTGTTGCTCTACAATACCGCCAACCACTAGTCTCTCCTAGTGGCCAGCGGGGGTAAACCATCGGCCCCCGCCCCTTAACGGGGTTAAATATTTGGCCTTCTGCTGTTCGCACACTCTGTTCTATACAGATCAATAATAGTGTTATACGTATCGCGCTTGTTGTACATGGTGTGTAACTCAATTTCTAAAACCTTCAATGCTTCGATGTGTGATTGATATTCTGCCGATGTATAACTCTTTGCTTTCTTTTTCTCAACCGTCCCCTCTTCGTCGTTAAAGCGAAAGCCCAATACGGTCTTAGTCAGTGCCGATTTCGCGTTGTACTCGGCTTTGATCCTGGCGTGCTCACCGTTCGTTTTCAAGAGATAATCCACTGCCTCTTGTACCATGGCATCAGTTGCAATCATTTACGGCCAACCCAATCCTGTGTATAGTTTTTATTAAATAAACCAAAAGTGTTAGTTAAGGCCTCTTTGCTGAGTTCTTTGGCTACATAGCCTTCAACAATACCGCCGCCAGCTTCAAATTCTTTTGTTTTTCGCTCAATGTTGGCACTCTCAATCGAGGTGCTATGATTTACTTCTAGCATCGCGCTTTCTTTTAACATGATTGTTCTCCTTTATCATCGCACGTTAATTGTCTAAGCTTGGCTTTGAAGTCGACTATCTTCTTTAGGTTTCCTCTAGCTTCTTCCTCCATTTCTTTAGTTAAATCAGCCCCTTTATTAGTCAACCAATCAACATGATCAGCTATATCGAATTCTATTTCAGTGACAAATTTATAACTATCACTCCCTTTCATCCAGTCTGCTTCTTCTGGTCTCCCCACTGAAAAATTCCATACGCCTGCTGAATGTCTAGATATGTATAAAAAGATTGCACACTTCATTGTTATCTCTCCTTAAAAAGTCCGGTTCTATTAAAGACTACCCGGCAATGGTTGTTTGCAGGCTGATAAGGCCTGCCGCACTATTCTTTTTTTCCTCTAATTCGATTAAAGCTCATGATCATTTCAGGGTTCAGTTTATTTTCTATCAACTTAGCCGTGGCATCATCAAATTCATTTAACAGCTCTATCATGGCGCAATCATCATTTCCTATTAACTCCTCAATCTCTGCTAGTACATCAAAAAATAAACTTTCACCATTAATTCTTAACTCATGGACAAGGGTTTGGTATTTTCCTTTTTGTCCTTGTGGGAAAGAGTGTAATAGATTGGTCCAGATAGAAGCGCCTCTACTTGATGCATCATTTAAATCAAAGGATTCTGAAAAAACATACATACCTAATGCATCTGATTTTTCTATCATTTGATCAAAGTAGTTTTTCTGGTCGGCGGTAAAGTCTATAATTTTTGGTGATGTGATAATAGGCTCGAACCCTTCATTTTCATTCGATAGGTGTACGGCTTCCGCTAACATGTTATTTTGGTTACTGCGCGGCCACATTTTATACCCTCTCCTAACAACGGTTTTTTTTGCCTGTTCAGTAAAGTCTGTTTTCCATGGTCCCGATTTACTTACTTTCCAAGCTTCCGATCGATCACGAACGTTTATTATTTCTTCTTCTGCCATCACTGTTGTTAAGTAATCACCTGTGTGCGTTTTAGCCTCACAGAAGACGCCAACAAAACTACCTCTGTTTTTTCCAAAAGCCTCATAAACATGGGTCGGTTTATTGCCAGCACCATTATCTAAGAAGGTATCATTTTCATAAACACAGTTTGCTTGTATCCATTCGATAGAGCCAGAATCAGTCGCGAGCTTACACAAACCCATATAGGAAGGCTCTAAAAATATTTTACTGACCCACTTATCGCCTTGCTTAACATTTCTTGGTATCAGGTACGCTTGTTTTTCTGCGGGGTTCAATGAAAGCCCTATAGCGGCCACATTCGTTATTGCTTGCTGCAGAGATTGTGGATTCCCTGTTGCCACTTTCATTAGGTAATCATTGTTTCTTAATAGCTGAATGACAAAGCCTTTTTCAGCCTCATAATTCATTTTAGGTGGCGCAATAGAAACAAAACGTTCCTCGGCTAAATCAATGACTTCGGCTATTTCTTTACTCATTCTCTTGCTCCTTCAAATAATCGGTTGCAGCGGTATTAAATTCGGCATAGGTCATGACATCGATGGTTCTTTCAAGACTACCCGTTTCTAAATAATTATCATTATTCAATGCGTCATGATATTTTGTTTGTAACTTGATAAAAGCAACAATCTTCTCATCGGTTATTGTGTGTGTCATGACGGTCCTTCATGAATTGAGTTGTGAACTTGCTGCATCGCCCATTCAAGTTGATCTGAGGGCATTGAATCCACTACGTCATTAATATCAGCCTCTAAGTTTTTATGAGAATACATGCGTTTAAATAGCAACTGATTGGATTCGGGCAATTGAACTAATCCTTTTTTTAATGTATTTCTTGAAAACTCTTCTATTTGTCTTGAAAACTTTTCTATTTGTTTATTCATGGTTAATCCTTTAAATAATCAGTCTGATCAAGCTGATCAAAGTCAACGGAATACCTGTAATCTAATGCCGCTTTTTGCAGAATTGGCAGTGCTAAGCTATTTTGAAAAGATACACATTGGTTTGCTGCTCCCTCGTCGCACTCTTTCAAGGCCTTCAGCCGGTCCTCTTCCGCTTCGATAAAATCTTCAATCACTTTGTCTTCTACAGGTACGTTCATGAGTCTCTCCTCTTCATGATCGGTATAATGGGCCACGACTTCAATCGCTAAGTTAGTGACCGCTCGTGCTCTCACTGTTCTAACAATATCTAGATTGGAATTAGGCTTTCGAATATGGGATTCTTGGCAATCGATTAATAACTTTTTATTGAGTTCAACCCATACTGTATTACTCATCGTCTTCCTCCTTGGGCTCATGCTCCCAGAATTGTTTATCGGCTTCAGTCTCAACATCAAAGATGGAGTTAATAGCGCCCTCTTCTAATTCTTCGTCTTGGATCGGTGCATCATTTGGTTTCATGTTGATTGACTCCTGCTCCCGCTCCAGCTCCAGCTCCTGCTCCAGCTCCTGCTCCCGCTCCAGCTCCCGCTCCAGCTCCAGCTCCAGCTCCTGCTCCTGCTCCTGCTCCCGCTCCAGCTCCCGCTCCTGCTCCTGCTCCTGCTCCTGCTCCTGCTCCAGCTCCTGCTTTGGTCGTAACCTGCTCGCATAAGGGCGGCGTTCATTATTTTTTCTCCCGTGGTAGCGGGTGGGGCCACGGCGCAGCGTCTACTGTTGCAGCAGTATTGACAAAAACGCCATTGGGATACGGTTCAATTTCGTCAAATTCTCCGGTTGCGAGACAGTCATGATAACGGCCTGTGTCGGGTATCCAGCTAGCATCTTTGAGAGTAACAAAAGCACCATTAATCGCTGTTATTTCACCCACATCATAATGGGTTACCGTCCTGAATAAGTATTTTTCACCGACTTTAAATGGCAGTTGTATTGTTTCTCCATTTATTAGTTGTGTGATTTCTTTCAGTTCGCCGATGGTTAAATTATCAATAGTCATTCTTCTTTCTCCTTCAGTGGTTAAACTCAGGATAACGCAACTAAAATGAGTTGTCAACCAAAAAAGGTTTACAAAGGAAAAAACCTTGTATAGACTGTTAACAACTGGAGACATGTTATGACGATTACTGAGTTACAATTTATACGTTTATTTGAGCAGCATATTATTGAACACCATGACAATAAAGCAGCGGCTGCACGGCATTGGGGTAAGTCCCCGCAATTCGTCTATAAAATCTTACAAGGATACTCAGGCTCAAACCCCACCCAACAAATGCTTGATGATCTCGGTGGGTTTGAGCGACAGGTCACCAAAGCAGTACATTATGTGAGGAAATAACATGCGCGTTATACAAACTAACCCACCGAGAACCGGCACGTTCTATACACATTTGGGTCGCTGGAAAATAAAGTGGTATAACGGCGAGACCACTTTTGCTTTCTCGCGCTATCTTAGCCTAATTGATGATTACAAATGTGATGATTTTTACTTATATCAAGACGGGGAAAAATGATGAAAAACCTATTATTAATCAGCCTATTGATGGCTAGCACAGTACAAGCGGCTACGGTGACCGTAGACCTGCCCACGAATCGGAAAAACGGCGACACCTTAGATCCCAGCGAGATCACAGAGATTATTATCTACCGCAATGGCGAACTCTATGGCAGCTATGACCCTGAGACCTCCTCAATTGCCGTAGAGGACACATGCCAGTCAGGGGTAGTCTGGACAGGCCATGCCATCGATAATGAAGTACCCGGCATTATAAGCGACCCAGCACCCCAGCCCCGTGATGAGGTGGGCTGTGCCCCAAAGAAACTTGGTTTGAGCGTTTCCTCGACTGGTTCCTAAGCTGGTTTGGGTTCTAAGGAGAAGACTGATGAATGAACAACTGAGAATTAATCTAATTAACTCTTTGCGTCGTTATATACAAGCGTTTAACCAGCCTAATTGGTTGAGCTGGACAAGCCCTAGTCAGCGGAAAGCGCTTTTAATAAGCGCTGAGAACGACTTAGCAGTATTGGAAAAGAATGATGAAGCTAAATGATTAAAGCCAACCCAACAGGAGATTTTTACCATGGATTCTAAAGATGAAGAGGAGACCAGCCTTAATTTATACGGAATTATAATGATGTTAGTTAGCTTAGCGTGCCTGATTGCACTCAGTATGAAGCTGGCATCAGAAACGGCTATCTGGATGGTGACACATGGACCTTTTTAAATTTGTCCACGAGCAGATCGTTAGAGGCGCACTGAGCAAAGGGGCCAGCGAAAAAGCGGCCAATGATCAGGCAGACCAGGGATTAGAGGACTACAAGAAAGGCCGTATCGAGCAGAGAACGGGCAAGCTAATCGAGGCCCATATTAAACTAGCAATGAAAGCAACAAAAGGAGGGGCATGATGAGAATAGAAGATATGACCGTCGCTGAAGTATTACGTTATGTTGATCCACAGACTCCGACAGAAAGAGCGTTGTTAAAGCTTGTGGGTGAACAAGACCAAGCCATTGTAGACCTTAAGGAAGGCGTTACAGGCTTTAAGGAATCGTTACAGAAGGCTATCGATGAGATCGACAGAGTAGAGGAAGAATCGGCCGATAGGGACAAGGAAATTAACCGGCTTAAAGCCCTGCTCGATAAACATAACGTGGAGTATGAATAATGATACGTTTTAACACAGTGATGGAAACTCTAATCAAGCACTTTACATTACTGAGAATGCTGTTTTACAGGGACATCAAAAAAGGTGATGAATTTATATTTAATGCGTCTGAAGAGAAAAATCCGTTTAAAAAGGAGCCTTTTAGAGTAAGAGTTAAGGCTGTTAAAAATGGATTTGTCAATTATGAGTTTATTGGTAGTTCACTATGGACTAACGAAAGTATGGGTATTGTAAACTTTAATTTTTGCTACATACCCGATGTACGAGGATGAGGAATCATGAGTAACTACAACGGAAAGCCAATTATTACTGGCAATGTGCCCTGGTACCGGCATCACCTCTTCCCATGGGGGTGGTATCAGCTAAATAGATTGCCTCTCAAGGTGGGGGATATTTACTCTACTGATGGTGATTACACGGTTGGCGATGGGGGCGACAATCGCTACGAGGTGATAGCCGCGGGGACTGGCACAGCGGATGGTGGCAGCCTCATTGATCTGCCCACCAAGCAGGCCAAAGCCTTGTTTCCCAGTAGCGACGCTATCACGTTTGGGGATGTTATCTCAAACAATCAAAAGGAGAAATAAATGTTTATAACCAAAGAATGGGAATTAGTACATGATCGTAGGCAATGGGTCTTATCCTATCACTATGAGAGTAAGCCTAATCATGAGGGCGTCAGAAAGCCTCAGACGAAAGAGTCCTACCATCCTACCCTAGAGGCTACAGCGAGGTATTTAACGACTCAGCTTGGCTCACGGTGCGACACACTGGATGAATTACTACTGGCCTATACCCAAGGGGCCAATACAATAGCTGAAACCTTTGCAGAGCATATAGCGCTTTTAGAGGTAAAGAAGGAGAAACAGCATGTACGATAAAGCATTTTTGGAGTGGTTAAGGGATAGGCTTCATTTTGTGCATGGCGAAAAACGCAATATTGACTACATGATAAAACTACAATCAATCATTAATGCCACGCCAGTCGACAAGCTCACTCCAAGTATAATCGACAAGGCTATGAAAAATGATTGACGCTTAAAAGGAGAGAGATTGATGAATGATAAATTAGACGTTGAAATATTAAGTGCTGTCGGCGATATGCTTCAAGCCTTAGAGTGTATCGAGAGCGCCGTATCTGCTGGAGTGGACCCTTTGGATAATAATCCAGACCTATCAGTAGCTCGTCACCATCTTAACAACGCAGGTAAAAGTTTACTGTTAATTAGGAGAGATATGAATGATAAAGATAAGTTCAGCACAGATAATATTACTTATTCAGGTGCTCCCGATCCAGTTGGTCTGGATGTAAGAGTTCCTGACGGTTATGAGTGGCGATTCAGCAAGGGTGGAGTCTTTAAGATGAGAAAAACAAAGAATGATGCTGATATTCTTGTTAGTGATTTAAAAATTGATGTTAAATAAAGCAGGAACACAGTTGAGACGAGGAGACTCTAGCGCACTGTAAATGCGTAGCGAAAGCTTTGGTGGTTCGACTCCACCTTCCTGCACCAACGTCGTTATAGGTAGGTGTGTTGGAAGCTGGCCAGCAGCAGCTAATAGTTTTGAAGCGTTTGCAAACGTGAATAAGTGAAAAGGCTGTAAAGATCGTGAAATGGGTTAGTTGGGTTCGACTCCCAACAATACCGAAGCCAGCACATCTTCCTATAACTATTGACACGGGTTAGTTAATATTTGTTATAAAGGGGCCGTTAAGCCCCTGAATGGTTAACCTACATCAATCCAGTCATCGGAAAGCATATCGGTTTGTGATGCTAGCCACGGAACAAGACACTTTAGCCCCTTCAAAGGAGGAGCAGTTTCATTATCAGTTTGAAGCCCTGTAGTATCAATAAAGATATAAGGATTTGTCATCTTGCTATTTTGATCAGGCACCTGCAATTCAATAAAAATGCCTTTACCATTCCATCCTTCGCGTGCAACTTTTCGACCTGCTTTTAATTCATGTAAGGCTTCACCAAAATTCATAACACACTCTCCAGTAATTAAGCATTAATTATACCATGATTGTATTGACACGGGTTAGGACTATCTAGTAGTATGGTGGGTGCTGGGTGCGAGCGATTTGTGCCCATAGACATGTAGGTTTTCCCTTTATTCACCTACCCCAGCAACCGATTTAACCAAAAATAAGGGCGGTAAAAAGCAATGAAGGGTATGCAATACTTTTCTAATTATACCCCAAACCGTTTTAAGCCTCAGTTCATTTAAAGCAATAGCTTTTGACACTGGTGAAAACGCAAAAGTTATCAATAGCAGTAACAGTGTTAAAGCGCACCAAATGATAAGCCCGAAAGGGAATCATTGAATCTTTTGACGTTGCTAAGCAATACGCCAGAAGAGGATTAGTAGGGGGTGTGGACTGTTCATCACAGGAACAGGGCATAAACAGGCTTTATGGTAGCAAGATAATGAATACACCAACTATAGGAATAAGTGAGGATTATGCAGTTTTAAGCTGTAAGAATATTTATTTCTATTATGGTTATGAATCTTCACTTTGTGCGTGTGGAAAGCATAATTGCAAAGAGCATGAAGATTTAGAAAAAGAATGGTGTTTTGAGGCAAAATTCAGTGACCAAGTTATTATAATTCCTTTTTCAAAACTACAAATAGATGATCAATTTAATTGTAGGGATGGTTTGTTAAAGGGTATTGGTTGGGTATTTGCTAAATATTCATTATCTTTATAGAGCATCCGACAAGATGTAAAACTGTGCCTGATAAGAAGTAACACTGTAACAGTGAAAGAGTATTTAACTCCTAGAGGCTACCAACCCCCTCTATATGTAGAGTATTGCCTAAAGAAAGATGATGATTTATAAACCATGAGGAGAGACCAATGGATTACGAACATTTAACAGACGACGAGATTAACAAGGCGGTGGCTGAGCTATTGGGTTTTGATGTTGATATGTCCATCCCTGTAGCTGTCAAAGACGGGGTTCCGATTTCTTTACCTGCTTTTTGTAGCAACCCTTCAGATGCCTGGCCAATGATTATTAATTTTAAAATAAATATTAGTTATGTCGATAATGATGAAAACCACTGGTGCTCGACTAATGGCATCTATGAAGATAATCATGTGTGGCACACAAACCCACTTAGAGCAGCCATGATCGTATTTCTTATGATACATGAGGAGAGCAATGAAACCAAAAAGACCTTGACGTTACCGGTAACATAGAATAGGCTAGGTCTAGTGAATCAAACAAACGGAGAGAAACCATGGACACAGAGAACATGATTGAAATAACCGGTGCAAATCTTATTGATGTTGCGAAGGCTGCTTATGCATTAAGCAATCCTCAAGGGCTAGGCTTTTTGCACTATGAAGACGCCCCGCTATCGGATGAAGATGCACAAATGCTGGTTGATCTAGGAAGTGATCGGCACCCACTAAGGTTGGATTACGTTAAGGGACGCTCCTGTAAGCTCACTGTACACCGTGAGGACGACAAACTGTTTATCGGCAACGATTGGTATGACCACAGCAAAGACGAGCTAGAAGCGCTTCTGGAGAGGATACAAGGTAAGCCAACGAAGAATGCTGATGAAGTAGAAAGTACCGAACTGATCGCGGTGATAAAAGTATTAAGACAGACTGTAATGACGGTTAGGGCAGCTCAAAATAGTGGGCCTGACTGGTATACGAAAGGAGCCAAAGGACTGTATATGCAAGTGAGGCTGCATCTTGACAGGGCAGATAAAGCTATAAAATCCATAGAGCCAGCTTTAGATGAATAATACTGACCGCCAACGCAAGCATAAGAAAAAACGAAAGAAAGAAAAGCGGAAACGGCTAGAGATATTCCCTCAACCGCTAATCAAAAACCATCAATCGATTAAAGATCATGCTAAGAATCTTGAGGAGAAAGAGACATGACACCCGAAAGAGAGAGACAGCTTACTACAGATATGACCACCAACCTAACCAACGAAGAACACGCAGAGGGCTGGCACTTTTGTCCAGAGTGGGACTTTGACTTGATACACAAAAGCCACCCAGAATTTGAAGCGTGCATCTGTGAAGACCAACGCGCGAACAAGGAGAAAGAGCAATGAAATTTACGATAGAAGTTGAAGAGTTTTGGATTGAAGAAGAAGACTTAACTGATGAGTTGAAAGGTCATATCAAAAGATCTGTTGTTCATCAAATATCTGAAAATATTAAGGATAAGGTTGAATCTCAAATAACAAAAAAGGTTCGTGAAGTTATTGAAGAAAAGGTGGCTATTATTATAGATGGGACTCTTACTGACTTAGTGGCTACAGGGATGATTACTATAGATAGAAAAGAAATATCTATACAGGATCATTGCAAAAGTATTTTTAAACAAAGTCATGGCTGGGGTAGGCCAATGGATCAACTTGAAAGGCTGGCTAAAAAGTTTGGTGAGGAAATTAAGCTACAGTACAACGCAGCGTTTGCCAATAAGATTGTCGCTAATATGAAGGAACAGGGGTTATTGAGAGATGACGTCGTTCAAATACTTCTTGAAGGTAAATAGAAGAGATGAGGAGAAACCAGCATGACAGAATTCACAATTACACGAACCACTAAAACCAATAGCCGGGCACTCGAAATAGGCACGGTTAACAACGACGGAGAGATTATTGGCAATGTTCAACTCATTGATCAAGAACCCTACGTCTTCGAAGTTAACAAGGACCAGGATCTATTGATTACTGAAGTGAGGGTGAAGTGATATGGGTGCATTATTATCTTATAGGATCGTTGATCCGCAAGAAGCCACATGTTTTGCTTCCGGCGGCCGATTCCGTACAGCCTTAGAAAATGCTTTTGGGACTCTGCCAGCGATTTTGGACAGAAAGAACATCCCCGTTTTAAACGGTATGGTGGCCTGTGGTTTTGATGACTTCCAAGAATTGATAGATGCTATTTGTGAATACGGGAAAGTTGAAGTAACCGTGGAATATTGACACTAAAGGCCCCTATTAACACCCTACAGAGCTTTTAAAGTGTAACCGTACACAGAGTGCCACTTAGTAGAAACTTGCTGAGAATGGCTTAGATGAAAGGAGAGATAACATGTCACGAATGAAATTAAAAAGTAAAGCAAACAATCCAGACGCCATTGAAGTGACCTTAACAATGACTACGACTTTGGGTGATTGGAAAATAATCAGGGCAGATTTACAGTCTAGACGGTTTCCCTCTTTCGACTTGGGCGAGGCTATCAGTGAGTTAGTTACTAAGGCTCAACAAGAACTTTTGTTAGAGGTTGAGGTGAAATAGAGATGATCGAGTATATACAAATAATCGGAGCAATAATTTTGGGGTTTGTGGTCGCAAGCATAATTGTAAGTGGTCTTGCTCTGATATTGATTACACGCGTTTGGTTTTGGGTCGCTGTGATAGCGATCACGCTGATAACTCAAACAACATAGGAGAGATAGACAATGAATGATAATCAATTAGTAATCGATAAAATTAAAGACGCCAAAGAGAAGCAGCGGATCGAAGATATTAAATGGGAAGAGGAGTTGAGGAAACATGAGACGGAATCTCAGCGCTTTGAAAGAGAGGAGGAGTTGAGGAAACACGAGGCGGAATCTCGGAGCCAGGCGGCTGAAGGATGGCTTAGCAAATGCAGTGAAGCCTCGGCCGGAGATTATGCAAAATGGCTTAAGGGCTATTTGGCCCAAGGCGGTGAAATAACCCATGTTTATGATTATGAAATGCCCGCCAAGTTTGGTGTGGCAAATCAGCCGATAACAATGACTAAGCTTTGCGGCGGCGATTCAGTTTCCATCATTGCCGATAATGTGGCTGTAGAGGTGGAATCCATGGGCCATAACCAACTCTATGTCATCGACGGGGATGAGTTTAAAGTCATCCCTAAGGGAATGGTGCCGCTCTACAGTGATGTGGAGAAATTATTAGTCCCTGATCCACCTGACGAGCAAACTAAAATCGCAATAGCGTAGGAGAGATAACGATGAAGACCAAAAATACAGGTGTTTTTTCCACAGAGAAGCAGCTTAAAGACGTTTCTGATTCATACAATCTAGCATTCAACACACCCGCCATGGCCATATTGCCGGGTGGTAAAGTTCCCACCCCCGATGAGGACTTTAGAGACATGGCGAATCGCTTCGCTGTAGAGGCTGGATTGCAGCAAGGTGATTATGGAATCGACCCTGAATCACGTGAGTTTTTACAAATTTTGTAAATGTCAGATTTGCACAAATAGCGTAGGAGATACTATAGGAATATAGGCGATGGATATACTTTCTGGTTATGTTTGACGTATCGCTTAATAAACGAGGTCTAGAAACCAGCGATCAGTTCGGTACTTTCTACTTCATCAGCATTCTTCGTTGGCGTCTTTAATTTTATCGATTACTAATTGATTATCATTCATTGTCTATCTCTCCTATGTTGTTTGAGTTAT